GGCTGGAAAGCGCGCGATATATGAGTCCATTTGATTTTTTGGGTTTCAGTGAAATAATGAAATGTTTTGTTATTCCAGTTTGTTGCGGTTGTTTTGTGGCATAATTTTGACGCATGGGAGTGGCGGTGAGCGATCCATCAAATGATAAGATAGTTTCCATGCGGCGCGAGATCGAGGACGCCCGCAAGGCCGAGGAAGAAATGCTCGGCGGTGAGCCAACCACCGGCAGCGGTGGCGACAATATCGACAGCCGGTTCGTCCGCTCCTGCCTCTACAACAATGCGCGTGGTGATGGCATTCTTTTCTCGGCCATCCACCGCGACCGTTTTCTGCATGTCAAGACCACCGGCCAATGGCTGGCATGGGGAGGCCAACACTGGATAAATGACAAGGCCGACCTCTGCCAGGATGCCGTGGAGCAGGTGGCATCCAAATACTACGAGCTGGCCCACGATCTCAAGACCCAGGCCGATGCAGCCACAGAGGCGGGCAAGGTAGATGAGGCCAAGCGCTGCAAGGCAGAGCGCAAGCTCTACCTACGCAGGGTTGATAGATTGCGAGACCATCCAGGGGCAAAAAGCTGCATGGAGTGGGCGCACAAGATCGGCGCCCGATCTCTGGCCATCATCGGCGAAGAGATCGACCAGCGTCCCATGCTCCTGGCCTGCAAAAATGGGGTGATCGATCTTAATACCGGCAAGCGGTTAGATGGACGCCCATCCGATTATCTGGTCAAGGCCATTCCCGTTGAGTGGCAAGGACTTGATGCCCCACGACCAGAGTGGGATCGGTTCATTTCCGAAATACATCTTGACGACCAGGAGATGGTTTCCTTTATCCGCCGCCTCTTCGGCTATGCGGTCACCGGCCTGATCAGCGAGCATCACCTGGCCTGTTTCATAGGAGAAGGCCGCAACGGCAAGGGCACCATGTTCGAGACCCTCAAGGCGATCATGGGTGAGCTTTCCTGGGCCGTGCAGCCAGAGTTGATCCTGGAGCAAAAAAACACCAGAGCTTCTGCCGGACCTTCACCGGATCTGGTTTCCCTCCAGGGCCGCCGGTTGGTCATCGCCTCAGAAACAGACGAAGGCCGCAGGATCTCCGGCGCAAAGGTAAAGTCCCTCACCGGGGCGGACACCATCAACGCCAGGGCACCGCATGACCGCTTCGAGATCAATTTTACACCCACTCACAAGCTGTTCCTTTACACCAACCACACCCCGCATGGACTCACCAAAGACTATGCCCTTGAAAAGCGGCTGCTGTTCATCAACTACCCGTTGAAATTTATTGATAATCCAACCACAGAAAACGAACGCCAGCGCGATCCAGCCCTGCCAGCCAAGCTCATGGCCGAGGCCCCTGGAATTCTGGCCTGGCTGGTCCAGGGCTGCCTCGAATGGCAGGAGCACGGCCTTGCACCACCAGACAAGATCCGGGCTGATGTTGAGGCGCTCCGGAAGAAAGAGGATACCTTCCTCCAGTTCTTCACCGACCGGATGCTGGTCGACAAGGATTCCTCCTGCCTGTTCAAAGACATCTACACCAAGTTCCAGGCCTGGTACGTCGAGGAGATCGACGAAAACACCCGCTACATCCCGAGCAAGATCAAGATCTCCGGATGGCTTGAGAAGCGCGGCTACGAGAAGGCCAAGCCAGGCGGCCACGCCACCTTCTACGGTGTGGGGTTGCGCCCATGATGATCCTTTTTCTTCTGGTCCGGCCAGGGAGGGGGCCGGGGTATGACGATTGTCATGGTCTCCAAACGTCATGTAATCATCATCATCTTAGAGCCATGCGGAACTATGACGATATGACGATACTCCCGTGTGCGCGCGTAAAGGCTTATGGCTTTGGTTTATTACTTTATATCTATTTTACAATACTATTGTCATATCGTCATAAACCGTTGCTACCACTGGATGATGATAATTTTATGACGATTTTTTCCCTTTTCAATCGTCATGGGGTAACCGCATGAGCCTCCTGGATCTTCTCCCTGGTCAGTTAAAGCGGGTCTCCGCCTCCAAGGGCGGCGAGTACCACGGCCCCTGCCCGCTCTGCGGCGGCACCGACCGCTTCCATGTCTGGCCGGAACAGGGCGAGCATGGCACCTGGTGGTGCCGTGGCTGCGCCAAGGGCGGTGATGCCATCCAGTACCTGCGCGATGTCGAGGGAATGGGCTACAAGGCCGCCTGTGCGCGTCTGGGGGTGGAGCCGCAGGCCGCCCCTGCTGCCAACCAGATCCCAGCCCAACGCCAGGCGCAAACCTTCACCCCCACCCAGGTGGCCCGCGCCNCGAGGATATCTGGTCCACCAAGGCAGAGGCNTTTGTCCAATACTGCCNNGANCCAGNTNCTCAACAATCCGGACCAGCTCGCCTGGCTTGCCTCCCGCGGCATCGATGCGGTGCAGGTGGTCAAGTTCCGCTTGGGCTTCAATCCCGCCAACGCCTGGCGGGAGCGCACCGCCTGGGGGCTGCCCGTGGAGCTCAAACAGGAAACCGGCAAGCCCAAGAAGCTCTGGCTCCCTCTTGGCCTGGTGATCCCGGTCCTGGCCGATGGGTTGGTGGTGCAACTCCGCATCCGCAGGCCAGAGGGCGATCTGCGCTACTTCGTGGTTCCTGGCTCCAACCGCACCCCACTGGTCACCCGGCGCGATGCCGAGGCCTTTGTCGTGGTGGAGTCCGGCCTCGATGCCATCCTGCTCGATGGTCTGGCCGGGGATCTGGTAGGGGTGGTGGCCATGGGTAACGATTCTGCCAAGCCTCCGGCGGATCTCTTCCCGCTGCTCNCCCAGGCCGCGCACCTCTCCATCTGCCTGGANTCCGATGCGCCGAGAAAGAACCNGGCCACCGGAAAAATGGAATCNCCAGGNGCCAAGGCCAGCCTCTGGTGGCTCTCNCAATTCCGCCAGGCAGANCGCATCCCGGTGATCGGCGGNAAAGATCCCGGCGANGCGTTCAAGNCCGGGGTGGATCTCNGGGCCTGGGTGCTGGCCGGNNTGCCNCCCCGCTTCCATGTCAAAGCAGAAACCAAAAAGGAGCACCATGATCCTCTTCAACCTGGTCGAGATAACCATTGTCCCGAAACTGCGGCGGCACATGCGCCGGACAATACGGCGGCGGGGCAAGGAGTTGAAAAAAAGAAGGGCACAGGAAAGGCAAGCGGCTGCCACATCGTCACCCTCACCGATGGCCGCGAGATCCATGTGGTCAGCGATGAGCAATCCTGGAAGGAATTGGCCGCCCAGGGGTTCCTGGTTTTCTCGGAAAACGAAATGAAGCGGCTGCAGGTAGTCATGGCCGGCTGCAGCGAGGATGCGCGGCAAGGCATGATCAATGCGGTGCTGGATGTCAAGTCGGTGTTCTCCGGCGCCTATATTCGCCGGGGTGGTGAGCCGGTAACGGTTGGGGTGTTTGCATGATCACCAAGATATTCCCCACCCTCATGGTGCTGCTCTCCATCGGTGCCGCCTCGGTGTACCTGTCCGCAGGCTGGCAGGCAAACTGGCGCATGGTCCTCTACTGGTCCGCCGCCTCGGTGATCACCACGGTGGTGACCTGGTGATGGATATCCAAACAAAAGGAGCAATAATGCAGCTTGCACATCTACCCGTGGCGTATCTCCGCCCATACGAGCGCAACAGCCGGACCCACAGCGAGGGCCAGGTGGAGCAGATCATCGCCTCCATCCGCTCCTTTGGCTTCACCAATCCGGTGCTGATCGACGCCGACAACCGCATCATCGCCGGGCATGGCCGGGTGCTGGCCGCCACCAAGATGGGGCTGGCCACGGTGCCATGCCTGCGGCTGGAAGGCCTCACCGAGGAGCAGATTCGGGCCTATGTCATCGCCGACAACAAGCTGGCCGAGAATGCCGGCTGGGATATGGATCTGCTCCGCCTCGAGATCGGTGATCTCAAGGAGCTGGGCTTCGACCTGGAGCTGATGGGGTTTGCCAAGCAGGAGCTTGCCGAACTGCTCGCCTTCATCGGGCCAACCGCAGGCCAGACCGATCCGGATGCAGTGCCGGACGTCCCGGTGGAGCCAATCACCAAGCCGGGCGACCTCTGGCTGCTTGGCCACCACCGTCTGCTCTGCGGTGATTCCACCCAGGCTGCTGACGTTGGCAGGCTCATGGGGGGGGGGG